TGGAATCCATAACGGTTTATATTCTGCAGGCAATTGTATTGTTTCTGTTTTTGTTTCTACGGAAGCAACGTTTCTGTATTTTACAGATTCAATTACTCGTGATAATTGTTCGAATTTTTCTTTTGGTAAATTTAATTGTTTGAACAACGAAGCAATGCTACGTCCTTTTTTATCAGATATCCAACAATGCCAAGCATTTTCGCCTTCGGAAGTTGTATTGATGTTGATTTCTAATTTAGGCTTATAATGAGAAACAAACGGAGAAAAGAATGCAATATTATCACCAGATGTAGATTTACCTTTACCTAATACTGATTCTAATAATTGCAATAATTTAATGTTTTTCATTACTTATAATATAAGAATATTATAGTAATATTCCAATTAATATATTAATATAATATAATTAATAATATTGGTTAGACACATACATTACATTTCTGGTCTAACGATCGATTCAATTCTGAATCAATCATTATAATTAATGTATCAATATTCATTAATGTATTAAAAATTTTTCACATTTCAAATCTTTATGCAAAAAATTTCTTAACATCGATAACATCTTCGCCATTTTTCAAACATTCTGCTAACCATTCTGCAGGAATTTCTTTTTTTGCTACATGTTTTATACCTAGTTTTGTAGCATAAGCTTCATATGTAGTTTTGCTGCTTTTTGATATTTTTTGTGTAGGAGTTTGAAAAACCATGCGAATATCAATGTTAGGATTAGATGCTAATACATGTTTCATTTTTAAACGATCAGCACTTGTCCAACGTCCTTTAGTTTCAATAAACATTAATTCTCCGTTGCGTTTAACGAATACAAAATCTGGAGTATATTTTGCTTGACGCTCTGGTACTATATATTTTAATGTTTCAGTTTCATATTTCAAAGGATAATCAGCTGTTTTTATTTGTTCAGCTACAACATGTTCTAATCCTGATTTATAACCGTATTTATATGCAGCTGCTCGTTTAGTACTTCCAGAACTGTGCCAATGATTTTTTGCCATAACTATTTTATATTTATTCTAGTTAGATTTTTCCCAATCTATATATTCTTTCCAAGTATTAGTTTTTCCATTCGTCTTCGTTATCGTTGCTGAATCTACAAAAACTCCATTTTCTACATCACCCGATACTAAGTAATCTTTCATTATGCCTCCACCTTCTTCCCAAAATTTAAAATCAGTAATCGTTCCTTGCCAAAAACGATATATTAATTGTAATTCGTCGGTAGCGTAATTATAACTTATACCTTGTATCGTTCCAATAAATAATTTATTCATCGTAATTGGATCTGTTACAGAACCTATATATTGAATTATACCTTGTTCATATTTATCATCTAGTATGTCTCCTGTAAATAAAAACGTTTTTTCAAATTTCTTTAATAAATTATCTGCTAATAATGTAAAACGTATTATTATTTCTTCATTTTCTAATTTACTAGGTATTGCAACATCTTTACCGTCGATGTCGACGTAATATTGTTTTTCGGCCGGTGTATATTCATAAGGAGTTTCAACAGGTGCTTCAGGTAATTTGCTAATATCAGTAAATTTAAAATCTACCGTTGGTAATGTACCATTAATTTTTCTTAATTTATTATACCATTCTTCGTATTGTTTTAATCCTTTCGGATCTGCATTTTTTTGATTTAATCCTAAATCTAATAAACTCGTTTCAGCATACCATTTTCCGTCTTCGAATTTCATAATAGCTGCGTTTCCTAGACGTTCTTTTGTTAATCCTGCATAAACAGTAACTATATCTTCTAATCCAGTATCTATAATTTTTAAACCAGTTTCGGGATCTTTTCCTCCTGTAGTTTTAGTAACTGGAAGAAATGGCAAATTCCATTTTGCGTCGAAAAAATCAGCATCGAATACCCAACATCTAAAAGAAAAAACTCTAGCAGACGGTCGATAATCGCCACTTATCAATGCGTACATACCAGTTGAGTTTAAAATACTCGCCACTTTAGCAAATTGTGGTTGTTTTAACGTATCATTAATAGATTTAAATAAAACATCTTCAGAAGCACGTTCTTTTGGTAATTTAGATTTTTGTTTGTTAGCACCGGGTTCTTGTTTTGGTTTGAATTTTTTTGCAATAACTTTTACATCAAATCCATATACTGCTCCCGCATCTTCATATTCCGATCTTTCAGTTGTTTTATCAGCACCATTCATCAATGTAATTTTTACCGGAATATCTTCTGGATCGTATTCAATTGGAGTAACTTCGCTTTGCTCAAAAAGCATTGTTCTTATGATGTGTTCTAATAGATTCTTTTTCATATATAATAAATATTTACCAATCAACTAATACTAAATTTCCGTTCCACATCATGATGTTATCAGATCGAAAATCCAAATCTAAATCAAATTCTGGAATACCTATTTTGTTAACATCGTTTTTTAGTGCATTTAAAAAATTATCTAGCTTAGGATCGATCGAATCTGTTTCATCTAGAAAATCAAATATGGAAACTTCACCACCTTCGCCACGTGCAAATACGGCAAAGTCTTGCATAAAAAAATCTATTTCTCGTTTTATTTGATTTGGTAATTCTGTTGCATTTGCCATGATGTACATGTTTTTGCCATCAACATAATACACAGGAATAAACGTAGTAAATTCAGTGTAACGATTCGCAATAACATCCGCTACTTCATATTCATCTTGTTCTTTAGTGATTTTAAATACTTTGTCTTCTCCGTCAATTTCATAAACTCGACCATTATCGCCTTGGCCAATAATTTTGAATTGTTTGTTTTGAATTTTTTGCAAACAACGTTTTATGTCAGAATCTGACATTTCTCGTAATAAATGTTTTAAACGTATCATGCGTTATCCTGGTAAAATGTTTTTATCAATATCGAGACGTATGAAAAAATTCATGTCAACGTCATCTCGTTTTTTAATAGGCTGTGCCAATTTAGCAATTGCTAACAATTGTCCATAATCATTATACAATCCAATTGTAGTTATATAAGGAGCAAACGCACTAGAACTCGCAAATGTTTGATACGTAACATCATCATCCATTAATAAACTAGGGTTCAACGACAAATTAAAATCTCCAGCATCAATACGAGTAACAACGCCTAATTCATACATTGACAATGTGCTACGATAACTAGAAGTATATGACGCGTTCAATATGTTATCATAACGATAATCTGGACTAGATATTACAATCATACCTTGTTTAGAAAATACGTTACCAACTTTATTAGTTTGTAACATAGTACCTCCTTCTGTACGGTCTGCTAAATAACCGATTTGAGTAGCAGATAAAGCTTTGTTATATATGCGAATTTCATCTAACGATCCTTGCAAATTATTAGATGTTGTGGAATATCCACCGATATATATAGGATGGTTGTTATCGATTCTAGCAGATGATGTAAATGGATTATTTGGTATTGTTAACAATGTACTACTAACAGTGGACTGTAATGTACCATTAATGTACATTTGTAAACTACTTCCGGTTTTTTGACAAACTACATGATACCAAGATGCAGTAACTGCTGTAGAAGAAGTTATTTGAGTTTTAAATGTAGTGCTGCCAGCTGCAGAAAAAACTAATTGATTGCTACCACTTAATTCTATTTTAAATGGATATTTTGGTGTTATACTACTAGAAGCTTTGGTTAAAATTAATTGATTGTTAATAGTAGAATTAGCACCTGATATAAAAAATGAAATACTATAATCTGTACTTCGATCATATTGACCTGTTAAATTATCTTGTATGTAACCATTACCATTGAATTTAGCAGCTAATCCTATAGAAGAAGTAGCACCGGTTGTTGTAGTAACGCCAGCTTGATATGTAATATTTTGAGAATTGTATAAAATTCTTGTCGTATCAAAATATTCATTAAAACCTTCGTAATACTGCGTATTTGCAATAATAGATGCCGTATTAAATGCAGTTTCTATTACATTTCCATACATATCCGAAGCTAAATTTACACTGCCAGTAAATGTAAAAGATGCGGGTTTTATTCCTTCTCCAACTCGTATATTAGGTATAGATAATATTGAAGCCGTTTCATACAAATATTTTGAAGTTCGATTTAAATTATTTGGTCCAAAAGTATTATATGGTTCAAATTTATTTTTATAAAAAAGATGATTAACAGAAAAATAAGTTACGGATTTTAAACTTCCGTCAATATTAGATGCACTATTATATATAATATCCGAATCTATTGGTGGAAGATTATTTGGATCGGAATAAATACCAATCAATGGCAAACAACTTGAAGTCGCACTGCCAGAATAAAACGTCCATAATTTGAAAGTTTGAAACGGATTGCTAGATACGTCGCTAGGATCCACTTTTTTAAAAACAGTTGGATTAATTCCTTGATATATATCTATACTATTTGTATCTGTCATGATAGTAAAAACCCTGCTACATTTATAATAAATATAACAGGGCTTAAATCATTGATTGTTTTAGAAATCTAACTTAACTCTAATCAACGCTTCTCTTTGGAATGATTTTAATAATGGTTTGCTTAATTTAGCAACTGCTAATAATTCTCTGCTATCATTGTACAATCCAACCGTAGTTATATACGTTTTAGGATCGCCAACAAATGTAGTTTGCGAAATTTGACCAACACTGCCAGTTACATATGATGGATTATTTGAAAAATTATATTCTGCATTTTTTACTCTTACGAAATAATGCGTGCTAGTAATTTTTTCTGAATTTCTTGCTAAGAATTGATTAGATAATGCACCTGATCCAGATATTGAATGATACAATAAGAAATGATTGTTACCTTCAGCACCTGCAGATGTACTACCACTTGTATTAGTTGCGAAACCTAGTTGTCCATCTAGCATTTTGCCATCTAATACTAATACTCCATGGTCTGGATATGCTAATCCGTAATATATAGGCGCTGCTGAATTAAATACTCCATTTGTAATTGATCCAGATACAATATTATAAACTCGTCCAGAATCTCCTAATGTGCCAACTGACAATGAAGAATCGTCTATCAATTTAATTACGGTAGATCCTACTGTTACAGATCCAGTTGCATTTACATCGTGAGTAGTTATAGAAGCTAATGGTAATTCAAAATTTCCGGCGTCTAAACGTTCTTTTAAACGATTTCTTTTAAAATTTAATACATATATAGAATCGGTGCTACCAGAGCCGGCTGTTGTAAATCTTGAATCAGATGCATTTAACAATAATTGTCGATACTGAGAATATACTGCTTTAGTAGGAGAATCATTTTGCGTACCTTGAGCCGACGAACCACTACCTAATGCATGGCCATATGCTAAAGCAAATTGTACAGCTGCGCCATCTGCGCTAGGTGTTTCTTGATATACATCTATATAATATCTTCTCTGAGATGTAGTTTGTGCCGATGATGAAAAATACGTAGTTAATCCAGCTACATTATCACTCCATAATCCTGCAGTAACAGTTTCAGTTTGATTGGAAACTACATCATTAGTTTGATCAAATCTAGTATAAACGCGACCATTTCTAGCAAGTATAGTAGTTTGTTGTTGTTCTGCAATTATTTCATTAGCAAGTTGTTGTGCTAATTGTTGGACTTGTTCATTGAATGCAGTACCCGCTTGCGCAGCTATATTTTGACTCTGAAGTAAGCCGCCACCGCGTACTCCGCCGGATTGCTGATTACCAGATTGATTACCTAGAGGAAACCCTCCTTGCTTAGGTTGTTGTTTTAATTTTAAAATAAAATCTTTCATATTTACATCTTTATTAACTAGTTGCATTATTTGTTACTGCAGTAACTTTTTTAACTGTTAAATTAATAGTAACACTACCACCAGTTTCGTTTCCAATAATAGTGATAGTTGCGGTTTTATCTGAAACGTATTGTGCTTTTGCTACAACGCGGAATTCAAATCCGGCAACTGCAACACTTTGAGCATCTTCATTATCACCAATAAATCTAGGACTAGTAGGCAATACGGAATTTTGTAATGCTCTTGTAACTTGAATATCAGCTACTGTAGAATCAGATAAAATTGCTGTATAACCTAAGTTTGAATTACCTCCAGTTAAATTGCTAGTATTTGGAGAAATTGCTGACGTATCGCCAGATGCTAACAATGTAATGGCAGTATTTCCTACTGTCACTACTGGTATATTTGTTGTTTGTTTTGGTAATGTAATTAATTTATAACGTAGTGCTTGTGTTTCATCAGCAACCGCTTCTACTATTGGCATATTTTCAATAATTACGCCGTAATAGTTAGTTCCTAATGGATGATTTGGATTCCATAACGAATAATCTACTTCATCATCTCCTAAAGCAAACTGAGTAATTTTAAATGCATCTCCACCTCTTGCTAGCAATTCTCGGCCTTTAAGAGTTAGAATAGCATCAACAGTTACAGAACTATTATCTAAGTATCCCATATTTTATTCCTATTTAAAATAAATATCTACTATTAAAATTTATACTAAAACAAAACTTCCTTGTTCTCCTAAGTTTTGATATACCAATTGATTTGGATTTGCAATTTTCCATTCTACCGACGGTCCTCCATCTACAGTTTGTGTAGAATTAATATTAAAGTCTGCAGATGTTAATTTTGATCCGTTGTATTTTTGATTGTTAATACCTGCAGGTAAATAATTTTGAATTTGTGCAAAACTACCCGTAAATTTATATGATACTGTAGCATAACTGCTAGTACCATATGATCCAGATCCATATACTACTCCCGTATATACGGGAACGTAACTTGCAGAAGCAATTTGATATTCTGATGTAACGCTAGTTATAATCGTAGGTGCTAATGCTTCACTTCTCCAATATGGACTAGAAGCTGTTATATAACTACTTCCGCTTTGTATTAAATAGTTATAAGAATACGTAGTTCCGTTATATCTACGTATGTCTGATCCGGTTAAATACGCTTGATATTGATCATCATCATTTGCTGATATAGTTAAAATTCGGCCGTCAATTCCGCCTATATATTGTAAATAATCTCCCGATGCGGTAGGAAGTACATTTTGTATTGTTACATTGTATACATTATCTTCATAAGATAATTTAGGCAACGCTACATCTTTACTACGTTCTAATATGTTTGGTTGTATTAGTATGCCAGTTAATTTATCAACACGTGCTGGTAATAGCTGTTCTAATTGTCGGAAGAATGATAAATCAAACAACGTAAATATTTTTATGTACGCATTAATATCATTAGCAGACGAATATTTTTTCCAATATTCTCGTGCTTTTTGAATTAATTTTGGATATGATTTTGATTCAGTTTCTCCAGGATCTCCAATATAACTATCTAATTCGGTAAATCCTAGTTGAGCAATGATATCTTCATCAATCATTGTTTGTGGAGAAAAATACACTCCTAATTTTTTGCTATCTAATGGAGCTTTATCAAATTGACTACGTTCAGCTCTTGTTAAAAAATCTAAATTTCCAACTAATTCATTGCTTTCTATACGTATTTTATTATCATCATATGTGCCAGCAGCTAATGATATTGCATCGAAATAATACGTTTCTTCTATAGAATCATACGGAGTAGAAGTTGACCAAGATT